CGATTACAAAGCAGCCCGCAAGGTCTGGTGCGCCCTAGCGCTGTTTTGGGTCGGCATTGTGGTGGGAGTGGTGACATCATGGTAAGCGCCTACCTCGTGACCCTGCCGCCCGGCGTGGTGCCCAATCAGGCTGTGTTTTTGGACTGCGCGAAGGCCGTGGACTATGCGGCCAGCCATCATGGATCAGTCGCTGCGCTCACGCTGTTGGAGTCGCTCAACAGGATGCGGGTGCAGGTCGAAGAACTCAAGGCGCAACTGGACGCCATCAAGCTGTAATGCAACCCCCTATCACCCGCGACGCCGTTTACCGCGCCATCTACGAGCACGGCCCCATGACAGCCCAGGAGATCGCCGACACGACCGGCATCAAGCGCGGCAAGATCAACGGGGCGCTCAACAAATCCCCGCTAGGCCTGTTTTACATCTCCGCCTGGCGCCGCCAAGACCCCGGCACAAAGGGCTCCGTGTCGCCAATCTACGCCATCGGGCCGGGCAAAGACAAGCCCCATCCGGGCCGCATTGAGCACAAGGAGCGCTGCGCCCGGTACCGGGATCGCAACAAGGCCATCATCCGTGTGCGCGATACCAAGCGCAAAAACCCGGCAAAACTGGCAAATCCATTTCATCAGCTTTTGGTGCTATCATCCCTCTAACCACTTACTTGCGCGGGGATGCCTCCGGCCCCTAGTCCTCGGGAGAGGATGCAAGTGTTGAGCGCTGCCCCCGCCAGCGTATTAAGTGGAGCGGGGACTTTTCAACAAAGGACGGATATGACAGACAATCGCGAATATACGGGCGGCAGTGTCAGCTACTACCGCGTGCGAGTTGAGGCCCCATTGTCGGGCGATCCCGCATACCACGCCGAATGCAACGACATTATCGAGGCGCTGGGCATGAATTACGCCGAAGCCAGCGCATTCAAGGCCATCTGGCGATCCTGCGCGGCCCGCACTTTGGGCTTGGCAAAACGCGGGTACAAAGATGGACTATATGACGCCGAAAAGGTGGCTTTCTTCGGAGGCCGCATGGTAGCGCAAGCCAAGTCGGCACCGCAACTCGGCGTCGAATGGATCGAAAACACCGGCGTTCCACCATTCAACAAAGGCGAAATTGAATATGTCCTGCGCGATGGCGTCATTGACCATGCCGCCGCCGACAAGTGCGACTTTGCCAAAACCGGCCGCCCCAGCGATATAATCCGCTATCGCTACATCTGAGCCATACCATGCCCGCCGGTCATCCCTTCGACTATTGCCAAGAAAAGCAAGACCTCGCCGACGCATACGTGGCGGGCGGCTGGATTGAAGCGGGCGATGCCATCCCATCTATGGCCGGTCTGGCCATCTACATCGGCCAGGCTCGGCGCACGGTTTACAAGTGGGCCAAAGAGTATGAGGCCTTCGCAGAAACTCACGAGCGATTGATGGGTGCGCAGGAGCGCGAGCTTTTGAACCAGGGCCTGCGCGGCAATTTCAATGCCCCATTGGCGAAGATGGTGCTTGGCAAGCACGGCTATTCTGATGCCGTGACGCAGGATCATAAGTCTTCGGATGGTTCGATGAAGCCCACGGCCCCGGTATATAACATCGTCCGAGAATGAGCTTCGCTGTCGATATTTTCCCGGCCTACGAGGAATATCTACAGCCAGCGCGGTTTAAGGTGGCCTTCGGAGGCCGCGGATCGGGGAAAACTAGAACCTACTGTTCTATCCTCCTAAATAACGTCCTGTTTTACGGATGGCGCATTGTGTGCTTCCGTGAAATCATGGAAAGCATCGCCGACTCGGTGTATCAAGAGTTTGTCGAGGAAATCGAGCGCCGAGAATTGGGCGACCATTTTTCGATCCTGAAGACCCACATTGAATGCCCCAGCAACGGGGGCATTATCAAGTTCTCGGGTCTCAAGGCCAGTTCCAAGCGGCTGGACAGTCAGAAGCTCAAGGGCTTTTCACACTTCGACGCGGCCTGGCTGGAAGAAGCCAATTCAGTAAGCGCCGAATCGTGGAACGCCCTGATCCCTACCATGCGCAAACCCGGCTCTGAAATCTGGGTTTCGTATAACCCTGGGTCGGTGCTTGAGGCCACGCACAAACTGTTTGTGACTGAGCGGTATTTCCCAGACTACGAGGGCGACCGTCGATATTGCATCGTCAAGAAGATCAATTACACCGACAACCCGAGATTCCCGGCTGAACTGCGCGATCACATGGAGCAGATGAAGGCGGCGGATTTTGACGCGTACCAGCACATATACGGCGGTGAGCCCATATCGAATGACTCGCTGGCTGTCATCAAAGCGTCGTGGGTCAATGCGGCTGTTGACGCACACGTCAAACTAGGGATTGTGCCAAGTGGCCAGCTTGAGGCGGGTTTCGACGTGTCCGACGATGGGCCAGACGCGAACGCGCTGGTATGGCGACAAGGGATTGTCTGCCAAGGCGTCGAGGAATGGAAAGACAAAGACCCGGTGAGCGCTGCAAGCCATGCCCATACCCGGTGCTTGGAACTGCGCATTCCCATGCTGCGATATGACGATATTGGTGTAGGGGCCGGGGCAAAGGGGCGGTTCAACCAGCTTGAGCATGAACTATTGGCATCTGGTGCCCGTGGCTTTCAACGCGTGACCGCCACCGGCTGGACTGCTTCGGCGGCTGTGCGTCACCCTGACAGCGAATACCTGCCCGGAAAGAAAAACAAGGATATGTTCGTCAATCTCAAGGCGCAGACTTGGTGGCTGGTTGCTGACAGATTCCGCAACACCTACAACGCGGTCAACGGGAAAACCTACGACCCGGAGAAGCTAATCAGCATCTCGTCGTCGGTGGCCCACCTAGACAAACTCAAGGCCGAATTGAGCCAGCCGCAGCGCGACTATGCAAACGGCAAGGTCAAGGTGGAATCCAAGGCCGATATGAAAAAGCGTGGTGTGGCTTCGCCCAATTTGGCCGACGCGTTCATCATGGCCTTCGACGAATCCGGCTCGTTTGACCTATCCTCCCTCCTGTGACATAATCCCCGCAAACCCATAGGAGCCCACACCATGCCGATCCGCGACGTATTTTCCCAAGAACTCATCAAACGAGGTGTTTTGGATGAGGCGGGGGTGCCTGTTGCGGGTGGCGGCTCGTCCTCTGGTGGTGTGGCTGCTGCCATCCTGGGTATGGCTGCGTCAAACCCATTGCGCGTAGGGATTCGGTCGTTCAAAAACTCATGGTCAAATTACGGAGCGGGCCAAACACCGGTGACAGTATCCGTGCAGCCTGGTGGGCGAGTGCAGTACGAGGGTCTTATTAAACCCGGCGTGGCTTTCGCAAACCTCCAATACATGCTTGAGCTGCCAGTCGGTTTTGAGCCTGACTTGCCGACGCGCAATATTGGTATGGTTGTGGACTCCGGAAACGGCAATATCCAGCGCGTTGTGGAATTTGAAATGGATGGCATTGCCACCACAAACCCAGCGCTCAAAGTCGAGGTGACTGGTGGCACTGTTCCCACATCTGTCGCGCTCGCTCAAGTGCAAGCGTCAGGATACTCATCGGTCCTGTCTGCTGCTATTTACTGGCGCAACACCACGGACTCGGATGATGTGGCTGTGCTCGTCCCTCCTGCCGTGCTTGCGCCAGGCGCGACCGTAAAAGTCGCAATCTGGTGTCACGGTACTGGAGACGATTACATGAGCCACATCAGCGACGGTAATGCTGGATTTTCGTCAAATTTGAATAGGCCAATGATTCGCGGGCTGCTGGGTGACGGTTGGATTGTTGTGGCTTGCACGGCAACATCAACGGCCCACTGGGGGAATCCAAACGCGTGGTTGGCTCAAAAGAGGGCGATTGACTGGATCAAGTCGTGGTTGACCATCGGGAAAATCGCGGCAGTCGGGCAGTCAATGGGTGGCTTGATGTCGCTTCGGGCGCTGGTCGAATACCCGGAAATCAAAAATTGGTACGGCATCTACCCGGTCGCCGATTTGCAGTCGGCAATGGGTGCATCAATCCCAGCAACCATTGCCAGCACATTTG